TGGTGTGGAACAGCGCGTTGCCGTCGGCCATCGCCGGGTTGGCGGTGATGATGCCCCAGACCACGTCCGACTCCAGCTGGGCGATGGAATTGCCATACATCGCCGGGATCCGGGTGAAGGCGTCGAGGTCATCATTGATCAGCGTCTGGCGGGTGATCGCGACCACGCGGCCATAGGTCTTGACCTTGTAGCTCTCCTTGCTCTCGCCGAGCGTGCCGCGCTTGAACTCCCCGCTCTCGCCGACTTCGAGCAGCTGCGGGGCCTCTCCCAGCTGGACCCGGTGCATGGCCTTGAAGTCGGTGGCGAGCACCTGGCGGCAGAACAGCATGAAGGTGCGGGGATAGGCCTCGTAGGCCTGCCGCAGGGTCTTGTTGGTGACCGCCGACAGGATCTCGGGGAAGTCCGAGGTCGAGTGCAGCGCGCGCGTCGCCACCTCGTCGCGCGAGAGGCCCCGCGTGTTGACGCCGGCGTTGCCGAGGCTCTCGCGGGCGAGCTCCAGCAGCGTCATGCCGCGATACTGGCGGGCGGCGTCCTCCAGCTGAAACAGCGTCGGGCTGTAGCGGTGCAGCAGCGCATTCGCCACCGCGTCGCGGCGGGTGATGCGCTCGTCCCGGCCGCCGAGCGGGACGGAGACATGGCCGAAGGCCCGGGTCTCGTCGGATTTCGCGGCGACCTGGTCGAGGATCAGGCGGCGGGACTCGTCGACGCCGACGCCGCGTTTCACCAGATCCTCGGCGAAGCCGCGCTCGAGGTTCAGCCGCCCGGCCAGATCGTAGATGGTGGAGACGCGGTCGCGCTCGGCCTCGCGGGCACGGGTCGCGACCGCTTCGGTGTCGGGCGCCGCCGGGGCATCGGTATTCTGACGCTTCGGCTGGGTTCGGGTTTCAACTGCGGCGACCTTCGGGTCGGGCGCAGCCGGTTTCGGCTCGGTCATGGCGGTGTCCTCGGTATCATTCGGCTCGGTCGGCTGGATGGTGGCGAGGGTTGCGGCGTCGCTCGCCGGGGTCTCGGTCTTGTCCGTCATCGGGATCGATCCTTTCGTGCTTGAAGGGGCGTCCCGGCGGTGGAGGACGCAGTCGTGAAGGGGATGCTGGGCGCGGAAGCCCGCTGCCGGGTCGGCTCCGACCGCGACGGCGGAGACCTCGAAGGGGGTCCAGTCCACCGCGCGCCAGAGTTCACGCGCGGCCTCGGGTTTGGAGACCTCGAAGCGATGGACCTGGTAGCCGATGGAAACCGCGCGGATGTGCCCGGCCTGGATGTCGCGCCAGATCGGCTCGACATCGGCGCGTTCGGAGATGCGCACGAGCGCGATGCCCCGGCCGTTCTCGATCCTCGCCGAACCCGGCACGACCGAGCCGATCACCGCGTCGAGCGTGTCGAGTTCGTGCACCTTCAGGAACGGCGCGCCCGCGTTCAGCCGGTCGAGCCGGACATGGGCGGGGTCGAGGCTCAATTCCTCGTCATATGGCTCGCCGAAGAAGGTGGCGCGGCGGACGCGAGCCCCGGCCGACCAGACCACCTCGACTGTGCGGCTGTCGGCATCGGCGGTGTTCGGCGCAAGCTCCGCCGACCGGCGCATGGCCGGCAGTTCGATCATCGTGTCCATGAAGGTCAGTCCTGCTGGTCGGCCTGCGCCGGGTCGGTGTCATCCGCTTCGGCGGAGGGGTCGTCGGTGGCCGGATCGTTCGCCGGGTCGCTGGTCTGCGCGCTGCCGGTCTTGGTGACGCGGCGCGGGTCGCTGTCGAGCACCAGCCCCAGCGCATCGAGCTTGGCGTTGGTCGCGGCGATCTCGGCCAGTACGGCGTCGGGGTTGCGGCCCTGTTTCGCGATCACCTCGGCCAGCGTCATGGTGCCGGAGCGGATCGACAGCAGGTTCGCCATCGCATCCTTCTGCGGATCGACCGCCTCGAACTTCGGCGGCGACCATTCGACCGGCACGGTCGGCGACGGGATCTGCCCCGCCGCCCATGCGGCCTCGGTGAACCAGCGCCAGACCGGCGCGCAGAACATCGGGATGAACAGCTGCCACTGCACCGCGTCGATCTGGCGACGGAACTCGACGAGCCCCGCCCGGATCGAGGAATAGTTGACCTGGGAGAGGTCCCCGGTCAGCAGCTCGTAGGGCACCCGGAACCCGGCAGAGATCGTGTGCAGGCTCGCCCGCTTGTATTCGCCGTAGCCGCCGGTGGCCGACGGTTGGTTGAACCGGATGTCCTTGCCGCCTCGGGCATAGGCGATCAGCCCCGGCTCGAACTGCTCCACCCGGTTGCCGTCTGCATCGACCACCGAAGGCGCGATCCCCTGCTGCGCCTCGTCGTCGCCGAACACGATGGCGGTGACGCAGGCCTCGGTCTTCTTGCGGACCAGTTCGGCCACTTCATAGTCGTCGAGATCGCGCAGGGACCGTATGACCGGCGCGCCCCAGGGAACGCCGCGCGCCTGCGTGCGCTGCTTCTCGTAGACATGAGCGATCTCGGTCGCGGGGACCGGGCGACTCTGCAGACCGTTCTGCAAGGCGCCATAGGCGTCGCCGGGGTGTTCGGCGTGCAGCCAGTAGGCCCGGCGCTTCCCGACCGGGTCGAACTCGATCCCCTGCACGAGGCGGCCCAGGCCGAGGGCGCCGGATTTCGTGGCGTCGAGGAAGTCGGCCTCCAGCACCTGCAATTGCAGCGGCACCGGCAGGCCATCGCTCGCGCGACGCAGGCGGCGCCGCACCAGCACCTCGCCCGCCTCGACCATCTCGCGGCAGATCAGTGTCTGCAGCCCGTAGAAATCCAGCTGACCGTCGGCATCGCACTCCGCCGTCCAGCGCTCGAAGAGCGCGTCAACCTTCCGGTCCAGCGTGTGATCACCGCTGGCGGCGCGCGGCATGATGCCCGCACCGATGATGTTGTTCACCAGCACCGCCACGGCCTTGGCCGCATGCGGGTTGTTGCGCACGAGATCCCGCATTCGGTCGCGCAGCAGCGCCCCGGCGACGCCGATTTCGGTGTCAGCCGAGGATCCCGGCGCGCGCCAGCCCTCCGTGCGCCGCCCGCGCGCGGCGCCGTCATAGCCCCGCGTCAGGGTCTCGAAGGCCTGACGCGCCATCACGCGGCGGGCCGCCATGCGCGGCGCCACCGTGGCGATGGCATGGTCGAACCAGTTCGCCGACATCAGCGATCCCCGCGCGAGAAGCCAGCCAGCCCGGCCACCGGCAGTGGTCGTGTGGTCCCGGCGATGGCGCGCTCGATGGTGCGGATGCGGGCCAGCAGATCTTCGGCCGAGCCGTAGTCCACCGACTTGCCGTCATAGCTGACCCGGGTCGTGCCGCTGGCGTATGCGCGGCGCAGCGCCGAAAGCTCGGTTTCCGTCCAGTCGGTCATGTTCAGAACCATCCTCCGCGCCGCCCGAGCCAGTCGGAGCGGCGCTTGCCCTGCGGGGCCTGTCCCGGCCGGTTGATCTGCCCGGCGGGATCGGTGTCGGTGGGGGCCGCCCCGAGCTGATCCTCGAGGTCGCGCCATTTCTCGTCGGGCCAGCGGTCCGCGCCTGCGATCCAGGCGGCGGCGCGGGCGTAGACCCGGCAATCCAGCGCCTCGTTGCGCTCGCGCAGCTTCTGCCATTCCAGCCGGGCAAAGCCGCGTTTCGTGCGCACCGTCACCAGCTGTTCGGCCACGAACTGCTTCAGCCATTCGTTCTCGACCCAATGCGGCAGGTGCACCGAGCCGGGCGGGAACGCCGCCCCGTCGGCCATGTCCTCCTCGGTCGGACGCGCCAGCCGCAGGAAGCGGTAGGTCTCGGCCTTGAAGGTCGACACCGCCACGGTCCAGAGCCGGGCCCCGCGCCGCAGGCGTTTCCCGCCCTCGGTCGCATCGACGAAAGTCGGGCCCGAGACGGGGCTCGAGCGGTTGAACCCCTCGACGCCCTTCACCGGCGAGACCTGTGCGAAGCCTTGCGCCCGCGACCAGGAATAGACCGCCGGGGCCTCGTAGCCGGTGTCGATCGCGAGCCGCGCGATCCTGAGATGCGCGCCGCGTTTGTGCGGCCAGGACCGGTCCAGCAGCGCGGTCAGCTCCGACCACGCGTCGTGCCGATCCGGCCCACCCTCGATGACGACGTGATCGACGAGCCAGGACTCAAGTCCACGGCCCCAGGCCCAGACGTCGACCTCGATGCGGTCCTTCTGCACGTCGGCACCCGCCGTCAGGAACAGCCCGCCCGCTGGCACCATGCCGGATGGCCAGCGCTCGCACCGGTCGTAGAGCCGCTGCCAGTCGGGCGCTTCGCCGGTCTCAACCCAAGTCTCGCCGAGGATCGTGTTGCGAAACGCCTTGATCGCCTCGTCCGACCCCTGCGCTGCGTCCCAGGCCCGCACGATCCGCTCCCAGCTCAGCCAGCCGATCGGCGAATAAAGCGCCGAGAGGTGATACCCGACCGTGGTCGGATCTGCGGCCGTGGCCGTCGCCCGCCATTCGCCCCCCTCCAGCATCGCTGTCTTGTGGTGCTCCGCGATTGCCGCGTCGCAGCCCTCGCAGTGATATTCCGCCGTCTCCGGGCGGCCCTTCTCCCAGCGCAGCCGGTCGAACTTCAGCCATTGCATCGCGCCGCAGTGCGGGCACGGCACGAAGAACCGCCGCTGGTCGCTAGCCTCGTACTCGCGCTCGATCCGGCTCAGCCCCCGGATCGTCGGCGTCGAGACCAGGAAGACCTTACGCCGATGCGCGAAGGTCAGCGACCGGGCCTCGGCTAGCGTGACCGGATCGCCTTCTTCGTCGGCCGAGGCCGGATAGGCGTCGACCTCGTCGAGGAAAATGTACCGTGCGGGCGTCGAGCGCAGCCCGACCGCCGAGTTCGCGCCCGTCATGATCAGGATGCCGCCCCCGAACTCCTTCGACAGCATCGTGTTGCCCGCGTCGCGGGATCGTGCGGGCTTCACCCGCTCGCGCAGCTCGGGGCTTTCGTCGATCAGCGGATCGATCCGCTGGCGCGAGTTGCGCTTGGCCAGCTCTACGGTCGGCTGGACCGCCAGCATCGGGCCCGGCGCCTGGTGGATGGCGAACCCGATCCAGTTGTTGCCCGCCTCGGTCGCGCCAACCTGCGCGGCCTTCATGAACACGATCCGCTGCGTGGGATCGCCGGGCGACAGCCGATCCATGATCTCGCGCATGTAGGGCGTGCGCACCGTGCGATACCGCCCGGGTTCGGCCGAGGCGCGGCCCGAGAGCATCCGGTGCCGGTCCGCCCATTCCGAAACGGTCAGGTCCGGGTCGGGCCGCAACCCGTTGCCCCAGGCGCGCAGGATCTCGGGCGCGCCGTCAAAGTCCGTCAGGCCATCATCATTACCGGAAGTCGGGCCGGACCTCGGCGAGTTCGTCGAGGTGGGCGCGTACATGTCTCTCCAGCACCTTCTGCATCGCGGCTGGGTCCAAGGCGATCTGCTGGCCTGGCGCGTCGCTGCACGAGGCCGACAGCTCAGCCGCCATCAGCGCCGCCGCGCGTGCAGGCCAGTTCACCCACGTGTCCCGTTCCTCCCGCGCCAGCCGGAACACCAGCGCCAGCGCGCGGGCCCGCTCGATCAACTCCCCCTTCAGCTTCTGCAGCCGGATGCGCCGCTCCTGCGCCTTCAGCACCTCGTTCGCCGTCTTCGCCTGCAGGAAGGTTGTGCCACCGCCGACTGACGGAACCGCCAGCCCCTGCTCGCGCAGCGTGTCGCCGACGGCGGCCACAGCCGCCTCGGGGACAGGCTTCAGCTTCGGCGCGGGCGGCTTGCGGGTCTTGGACGGGTCCGTCGTTTCGGCCCGCCGGGCGTCGCTGGCGGCCGCGTTGATGCTGCCGTCCGGATAGAGGACCAGCCGCTCGGCCGCCTTCGCCTTCTGGATCGCGCCCCGCGACAGCCCAACATGCGCGGCGTACTGGCGCTCGCTCATGCCCTGCATCGACGGCTCCGATTATCAATCAAGATCAAGTGCTTATCTCGTTGATAAGCGCGCCGGAGAGAGCGAACGTCACTCCAACGAAGCGATGCAACTCACCACGGAGCCACCACGATGACCACGCGCCTGAACCCGATCACCACCCCGCGCCACGAACTCCGCGCCGAGAAGGCGCGCCGGAACAAGGAAGCCGCGCTCGCGGCCTTCATCGGCAAGAAGGCCGAGATCGACGAGATGCTCGCCCGCCTTCAGGCGCTCAGCGACGACCATTTCAACTGCGCCCCCGACGAGGCGGGCTGGGCAATGGTCGGCACCCTCGAACACTACGCCAGCCTCCTGAAGCGCATCACCGACAGCGCTTTCGGCGAAGGCGAACACGCCCGCTGATCTCCGGCCCCGCCGGAACTCCCGCCGCGCGCCCCGCGCGGCTCGGGGTCGTAGAAGGCGCCGCATGACGCGGGCCCGAATACGGAGACGACCCCATGACCAAGATTTCCGATACGCAAGCCATCATCCTCAGCGCCGCCGCACAGCGCGAGGACCGCATCGCCTTGCCGCTGCCCGAGAGCCTGCGCGGCGGCGCTGCCGCCAAGGTGGTCGGCGCGATGCTCACGAAGGGCTTCCTGCAGGAGGTCGACGCCGACATTCGCAATGGCGAAACCGTCTGGCGCGAGACCGGAGACGGCCACGGCGTCACGCTGGTCGCCACCGACGCAGGCCTCGCCGCCATCGGTATCGAGACCGAGGACGCGCACACCGCGCCTGCGGGCGCGACGGACGCGCCGACCGAGGAGCCCGTGCCGGACACTCCCACCGAACCGAAGGCCGCGCCCAAGACGCGCACGCCGCGCGAGGGCACCAAGCAGGCCACGCTGATCGCCATGCTGCGCGCGCCGGACGGCGCGACCATCGAGGAGATCATGACCGCGACGGGCTGGCAGTCGCACACGGTGCGCGGCGCGATGGCCGGCGCACTCAAGAAGAAACTCAGGCTCGAGGTGACCTCGGAGAAGGTCGATGGGCGCGGGCGGGTCTATCGGCTTCCGGCAGCCTGATCGCCCGCGCAAGAACTCAGGCCGCCGCCCCGACTGGGCGGCGGCATGCATGATCATTTAAGAAGCGAAATGACCCCAAGCACGATCCCAATTGCGCCAAGCCCTACCGACCAAACAGCGAGCCACGCCGGGATATAGATCCGGGGATCCGGCGTCCGAAGGTACCAGCGCATCTTGCCAAACCATCCGAGCGCTTGGAGATCGAAATTCAGGCGTTCGCCCTTTTCCACTCCCAGCGCCTGCCTCGCATCAAAGGCCATGTAGATCGCGCTGCCGTCATCGTGGCCAAGAATAACCGTATCGTATGACCTCGATCGATCAGCCGTGTTTGTTATTCGAGCGACACCATATCGACCAATTCCGCTTCGATGTGAGTGATGCACTCGAACAATCGAATTTCCCCATTCGCTTCGATCAAGCCCTTTGACTTCAAGTTGCGGCATGCTGCTGTCCCTACTGAACTTGGCACACCATACACTTCATGCGCGACCGGCAAAAAGATCGTAACTGCCCGAAGCTATGTGTTCCGCCGCAGCCGTTCGAACAGCCGCCGCAGGACGTAGGACCGCGCTATGCTCACCACGGTGAACACCGCGCCCATCTTCAGGTTCTGGGCCAGCGTCGTGTGCAGCCCGAAGATCGGAAAGATCAGGAATTGCGTGACCACGGCGACGCCGTAGCCGACGATCACGTTGGCGACGGACTCGACCAGCGACATGAGGCGGGACTGCTTCATGCCGCTGCCTCATCCATCGGCCAGCAGTTCAGCCGCCAGAGTTCGCAGCGCATGCGCCGCAACCAAGGGGACCACGCCGTTGCCACAGAGCCGAAGCCGGTCCACCCGGTGGGCCAGCCCATCAGCGCCTCGACGAACAGCGGGTTCAAGGTCCGGCGCGGCTCGGAGGTATCGCTCCCAGCCATCGGCGTCACCAGGACCTGGCGGCCAAGCAGGCCGTTCAC